ACAGAATGATATTCCAGTAACTAGAAAGACAGGTTCTCCAATTATTACGATGCAAGTTGGTCAAACTACAATCACATTTGATGCTGTAGGATTGCCTAAACTGCCTGATGATTTGGTGGAACCATCACAATTATGGGAATGTCCTACTGGAACTAATCAATGGATTCCCATGACTAAACGTGATTATCTTCCACACTATCTCGAACAGGTTCAACAAAGTCAATTTGTTTATTATACATGGAATCAACAGCAAATTGAATTCCTTCCAGCTAACGCAGTTATTGATATCAAGATTGACTATGTTGCTGAACTATTTCAATCATTCGTAGACCAAAATTCGCCAATTAATGTTATTAACTCACGTTCCTTCCTTGAATATCGCACTGCTGGGTTGTGCGCAGAATTCATTGAAAGGAATATGGAGAACGCGCAAGGACTAAACAGTTATGCAGTTCTTGCAATGGATAGGGTAACTGGTATTGGAACTAAAGGTAGACAGAATATCATGACTAGACGTCAACCATTTCGTGCAGGGTATAAGAAACGAGGGTGGATGACATAGGCAAGGTGTTCTGAATGTAGAGAACCTACATTCGTCCAAAAGGGATGGAACATGCCATACAACAAAGGACAGGGTAGTTTCGGTGTTACTAAAGGTAATATGTTCGCAATGTTGCGACAGCTTACCGAAGGTCAAGGGTCTGTTAACGAAGCAGACCAATATGGTGCGGGTGGATTGCAGGTTATTAAATCCACCTATGATTTTGCAGTAGATGGTGGTTTAGTTGGCACTATTCTACTAAATCAATCTCTCATTGTTCCTGCTGATTTCGTAGTTCTTGGTGGTATCGTTGCTCCTATCACTACTCTTAACGGTGGTGGCGGTGCAACAGTTGCTATCGGTTTTGGTAACGGTGCTCAGGTTGCTGCTTTAAAAGCTGCTGCTGGCTTCGCTACATATGCCGCAGGCACACCACTCACTCTAATTCCAGCATGGTCTAGCGCGTATGTAGTGAATGCTGCTGATGCGAAAATTAGCATCACTGTAGCTGTAGCTGCGCTTACTGCTGGTAAGATGGCTATTCACATCGTTGGCGTGCCATACGGGACATAAACAATGAGAGGCCATACTCCGATTGTTCTTGATAAGTTTAACGGACTCTGGGATAGAGGTGACAGTGAATTTACGCCTTTAGACCATTTCTCCGATTGCAATAACATTCGGTATTTTGGCCAATTCTCATTTGGGAGCCGGTTTGGTTTTGCACCTAATCAAAATCTACCGGTTCCCACTACTAATATTAAACGTATCTACAACTATCCTACTAACACAGCTAATACCATTCTCGTTCTAGATAAGGATGGTAGTATTTGGCATGTAGTAAATCCGACTACTGTTTTTGGACCAATTCTAACTATTCCAGCTATGACTGACTTTGCTATGCAGCCATACGCGGGTAGGGCTTATATTACGCCCTTCACGACAGAGGTGCAGGGTGCATTGAATATTGAACGTGGATTATCTGGTGAATCACTATATGTATATAAAGGTGATGGTTCTGCGGCGAGACATGCAGGTGGAACTGCTCCCACTGTTAATATTAGTGTAGTAGAAGCAGGCGCGGGACATACTGACCCTGGTGTGCATATATTCGGTTATGTCTACGAGACAGATACTGGATATCTTACAGCCCCAGGAGGGCTCGTTGCATTTACGACTACTGGTGCCCTTGCACTTAATTTCAGCAGTATTGCTAATAGTCCTGATGCTTTCGTTGTTAAAAAACATTTGGTTGCGTCTAAAGTAATCACAGGTTTTAACGGAGATGTTAATGGATACGACCTATTCTTCATCCCCGGCGCAGACATTCCCAACAACGTCACAACAATCCTCAATGGCATATCATTCTACGACCAAGATTTATTGGATGATGCCACGCACCTCAAAAACAACCTTCCGCTCATTCCTGCTGGTGTGGGCCTTTGTCTTTATCACAATCGGCTTATGTCTTGGACAGAGCACGATAATACTTCAGTGGTTAGAGTATCTGCTGTTGGTGAGCCTGAAGCCTTTGATGATGTTGACGGATTACTATTGGTCCCACCAGATGGTAATCCTCTCACTAATGGTTTTGAGCTTCGTGACGTATTTTATTCTACAAAACGCAACAAGACCGTTAGTTTCGTCGATAACGGGGATTTGCCTTCTACTTGGCCTCTTACTACTGTCGACAACGCTATGGGCACTGGGGTTCACGGTGTTGCGACAGTTGTGGATGCTGGTTCTGGGAACGTAGACTATGCAATCATAGCTACGTATCGTGGACTGTGCTTGATGAATGGTCGATATATCCTACCTGAATTGAGTTTCAAAATTCAGAACAGGTGGGTGAATATGAATTTTAAAAATAATTTCAGAATTGTTCAAATTGTGAATGATTCTGTCAATCAGGTTCTATATTACATAGATACTAATCGAAATATCATGTATGCGGACTATAAGAACGGATTTGACCCGAAAAGTATTCGATGGTCTCCGTGGACTTTTCAATACTTCGTCAACACACTCTGTCTTGTCAATGTCAGCGATTTGATATTGGGAGTTGACCAAGTATGAGTCAAGTTGTTCCAAATCAGTTAGAAGTTGAGATTCTAACGAATCTTTTAAACACTGCAATCACATTACGATTGTATGGGAATAATGCTACACCGGCTGCTGGCTCTACTGCGGCATCATTTACAGAGATTGCTGGTGGGGGTTACGCCGCTAAAGCATTAACATTTGCAAACTGGGTTATTACAGCAGGAGACCCCTCAACAGCACAGTATAATGCTGTTCAGCAATTCATTTTTACTGGTGTAATTAACGCGCCGGGAACAATTTACGGTTATTATGTTACTCGCAATAGTGATGGACACTTATTGTGGGCTGAAAGATTTGCAGCTGCATTAGTTCCATTCGCACCTATTGCGGGTAGCCAAATTAACATTTTGCCGGCATTTTCGGCACAGAGTCAATTCTAATGGCTATTCAATACTTCATGACGTATTTGATTACTATCAGAGACCCTGCTATCTATGCATTGGCTCTGACTTTAACAAATTCATCAGGATTACTAGAACTTGCACCTCGCGACGCATGGACTAGACTAGGTGGAACATTCCCATATCCAACTGGGGATGTATCGCATCTACCTATGGATATGACTTTCTTTGGAGTATATTCTCCTGGTATTCAAATTGGATTTCCAGGCCCATCTGGCGTATTTGTTGATGATACAGTATTAACACTTCCAACTGTTCATGCACAAGCAGGTGTCCCTGCATCTATTTGGCCTGCTGATTCGCCAGCTAAAGATGGTATATTCACATGGTCTGGTGTGATTATGCAATCTTCTGCGGCTGGTGCAGCTATTACTCCACCTGTTCCAACATTATCTCCTATTCCACAACGTAGGCATTTAGGTGGAAGGGAAATGAATAACTTTAATACTGCACTGATGGAAGGTGGCAGTATTAATAATCAAAGCCAAGTAAGTAGAGATGCCTCACGCGTAGGTGATGGTTTTGGTTGGGCATTGCGAGGCGGTGCATCAACTAATACGTGGGGTAGAACTCCTACTCAATTTAGAAGTATTGCTGATATAACTAGAATGTGGGATAGGTTCTACTTTAGAGTAAGAGCACTACCCTCACAAGCTACTCCTATTGGAATATGGGGATTTTTAACTCTTAACTCTGCATCCGTAAGTTCGAGAATTAGAATTACTCAAGGTGGTGTTGCCCAGATAACATCAATGGATGCTGGAGGCACCGAAACTGTTAGAGCTACATTAATTAGCTCTATTGTTCTTAATCAATGGTATCGAGTCGATGTTCTTGTTAAATGCGATTCTACATTTCCTGGTGTAGGATTTGCTGCATATTATCTTAATGGTGTAGCAATTGCAAGTTCTCCATTAGGTGGACAGGCAGTATCTATTCAGCAATTTCAACTTGGTAAGTATAATTCAGTTACTGACCATGAATTTGAAGTTGACTTTGATGATTGGATTAATTCTGATTGGCCTGCTAATTTCTCTACAACTACAGTAGGTAATCAATCTTCATTAAATGATAATGGTCAATATTCTATCGATTGGTTAACTGGTTCGCATGTGCGCGTTCATAATTGTGTGTCAGTTGGTAGTCAGGTTAACTGGAATCCTGCTACTATGGGAGTTGGTATATTTAATGACCAACCACCTGATGCGCGCTTGGGAACTGTAGAGGCAACATCTACTACTTCAGGTGCTACACTTGAGGGAGTAACTGATGCACTCACTCTAGCAAATTTAGCCGGACTTGAATCATCTATTGGTGTAGCTGCTGGTATCGTAGGTGTTGTAAGTAAAAGTTCAGCAGCGGGTGAAACTACAGGTCAATTAGGTTATAGAATTGCGGGAGCTGCTGCTGTTACAGTTCCAATCAATGAAGGATTAGGTGAAACTAACGTCTCTGTTCCATATTTTCCAATTTTGGGAAATTTTCCAGTAGAAGTATCACCTCTTTCGGTTACTAAACTTAAGTCAACTAATGCTAACACTAATACAGTTAGTATGTTGGCTATTGTTGTTGAATATATTGGAGTATGGGGCCCAGAAGATAACCCAACCTTTGTGTTGGCGAATAATCTAAAGCGTTTTAATATTCATAATTCACGTTACTTTGGTAGTCAATATACTGGTCTTGGTTCTAGACAAGTTGCGACTACTCATGCAGTGGGTGGAACTTATACTGGTAATGGAACTTATCAGGAAATTACATTGCCAACAGCTTGTCACTTCTTGTTAATTCGAGAAGCTGATGGTGCAGGTGGACAAGCTGGTATTAGAATGTTTGGCTCTGGGACTTATTCCCATAGTGGTCAACAGGCTAATAGTCTTGGTCAAGTAAGAATGTTCTTTGATATAACTAATCAGTTGTATAAATTTTCAACTGCCGGAACTGGAGCTAATAGCTATAATAATCCTGCAACCGTGTATCAATATATTGCATGGTGTGACCCTGGAATGCGATGGTCAATTTGTGGTGCATTTTCGCATGAAAGTGCTGCATCTACTCCTAAAGCTAATCCATTAATTGACTCTGCATTCGCAGCTGACTGTGGTTTTGGAATGTTGGAGGATTTAACTTCTGATGGTAGCAGCAATATATTTTTCAGAGGTTCCGGAAGTGTTGGTGCTAATGATGCATCTGACGTGAATGGTGGTGCATTAATTACTACATTTGGTAATTTTAGTGCCGGATTTTTTAATTCAGGCGCTAAAATGCACACAATACCAAGTGCAAATTATATTCTGTTCCGACTATCAGATTCAGGTATTGACTCTACATCCGTAATGATTCAACAAGTTACTTATGTAGGAAATGCAACAAATCCTCGCACTATCAATTTGACTCCTGTTTCGAATAGATTTCCATTATTTGTTTCAGTATCTCCTAATGCTGGAGCTAATTCATTTTATCGTGACCCATCACATACAGGGTCAAATAGTTGCACTTGGTCAACTAATAGTAATAATGCTACTGGTATTACAGCAGTTGCGAAAGACCAAATTACTGTTCAATCATCTCTGAATCAGAATGGTGTAAGTTATACAGTATTCGTTATCTGTGGTGATACCTCAGGAATGAATAATGGTGACTTTAGTCCTAATTATCAAGTAGGCGCGCCAGCTAACTACCTTGACCCACAATTCAATAATGGAGTTACCATTCTTGGCTCAGGTGGACTAGTTCTCGATGGCGTGGCATCACTTGGAGTTTTAAAGAATATTTCTGGACTATATCAATTAACTCCTGGATTGACTCATGATACTTTACAGGATACACAAGTAGGACAACCAAGTGTTAATGTAAAGATACCTGACCCGACATTCAAAACAGGATATATAGGTGGCTAAGTCATCTGGTGGAATTGAATACGAACATCATATAGTTGGTGTTCGTCAGCGTATTAACGGTTCTGGTCATCTTTTGATGAGTCTTGAGAGTTATCAGGCTGTTAATACCTTTACCATGCTTTCACTACCATTACTAACATCTACTCCTAATGAGCCAATGCGCACATCTAACTTTCAAAGTCAGAGAGTGCGTTATGTTGGTAAGGTGACTACGATTGATGATAATTTCCAAATTGGTCGTATTATTATTTACGCTAAACCAGTTTCTGTGGAATATCCACAAACAACGTAATGGCTCTTTCAACTCAGACACTTGATAGACTGAAGTCACAGCTATTAACTTCAGGTCTACAACAACGAAACAGTTCATTATATCAAGTAATTGACCAACTCATTGATTATGTTCGTTCACTTAATCAAGCTACTTTTGGAACTTCTACTAGCGGTGGTTCTGGTGGTGGAGGGATTGCTAACGATACTTTTATTACCGTCGCTAACGAGACGGGTACGCTTCCTAATAGTAGGCAGTTGGTTGCCGGTGATAATATTACTCTTGATACTTCTGCTCCTGGACAAATAAAAATAAGTGCGTCACTGACTCAAGATGTAATAACTAAGATTATTAATCAGATGGTCACAGTAAGGACTACTGAAATTGAGATTCCATTTAATCGGAAGAACGGCAAGATAATTATTAAAGGTTCATTTACTGATGAACAGGTGGGAGCACCTGTATTTATATCTCAAGTTCCGGATAAAAACTCTGACGCAACTTTCATTCAATTTATCGGTCAAGTTATAGATACTAAGAAATTACAAGTATATTGGCAGGCTCCATTTGGAGCACCTCGTAAGATGAAAGTCAATTACCTGATAGGAGCTTAAATGGCAACAGTTGATTCACCAGATACACCTGGAGTATCTGCACAAGTAGACCCTACATATCTGGCATTACGTACTTCGTTAATGCCACGCGATTGGAATCTCGCTGAACCTCACATTGGTAATCATCAGAAAGGTTCATGGAGAACTGGTAACGCTACTGTTATTGCTTCTGGTGGAGCAATTTTCTCACTACTTTGGTCTAATCCTCAATTTAACTTTTTACTTCAGAGACTATCTGTTTCAGCGGCTATTCAGACTGCATTTGGTGCTGCACAAGAACTAGCTGTTGATTTGGTGCGTGTAATCAATTTCAGTGCTGCTGATACTGGTGGCACATTGCTTACACCATTTCTCAAATCACTAATCAAAGATACTAATATGGGACCATCACAAGTTCCTAGTGCTCGTATTGCTACAACTGGTGCACTTACAGCAGGAACTGGAACTGCTGAAGTAAACGTAATCGCGCAGGATTCACTACCTATTGGTAACGTGGCTGGTAATGCTGCAAAAGTAGAATTGTTCAATATGCTACCTGGTGAACAGACTCCACAAGTCTTTCATGCGAATGAAGGATTCAGAGTTAGATTACCTGTTACTATGGGTGCTGCTGGTGTTGTGGTTTTCACAATTAATATGGAGTGGGGCGAATTTCCTAACGTATACTAATGATATTTCGTGGAATGAATGCTTCTGATTTAAAAGAAGTCAGAAGATTACATAACAAATACTATCCTGAATTCGGTTTTCCCGAATTTTTAAAGTTGCTTAATGCCTTTATCATTGAAGATGATGAGGGTATTATTATGGCAGGTGGTGTAGAAGCAATCGCTAATACACTCCTAGTCACTAATCAGGAACGTAGTAGAATTAAAATCGGCCGCGCATTAGTCGAGGCCCAGCGTATAGCATTGTTCACTGCTAGAAAATTTGGGATTAAAGAAATCGTTGCGTTTGTGAACAACGATGAGTATGCAAAGCATCTCATGAGACACGGTTTTGATGAATCCCACAAAATGCTGTATATGAGGCTCCGCTAATGGGTCAGAACAAACCAAATGTTCCTCAGGAACAGATGAATATGGCGAGTGACTTTTATCAGAAGTCACAAGGAGCGCCATCACCGATAGAAACCGAGTTTAATCCCACAAGACAGAATCTAGCTAATACTTTTACTAATGCCATTAAGCAAAATACTGCTGATTATGGCAATATCATGGGTGACTACAATGCATTTAAAGGTAGTCTAGACCCGACAGCATCTAGACCTGCGCAAGTTCAAGAAGGTTATGATACCCTCGATACAGCTAAAGGTGGGTATCAAAACTTCATGAATACTGGTGGATTTTCAGACCAAGATATTCAGAATTTACGAGCGCGAGGAATGGCACCTATTACTGCTGCATATGGTAATACTATGCGGGAGTTAGATAGGGCACGTTCATTAGGCGGTGGAGGCGCTAACGCTCCTAACTATATAGCGGCAGTTAGTAGAGCACAGCGTACACTGCCTCAGCAACTATCTGATGCAGAACAGGGTGTTAATGCAAATCTTGCTCAGATGGTTCAACAGGGTAAGGAATTTGGCACTAGTGGTATGGCTAGTGTTGGTAGTGATATTGCTCAAACTGCTGCGGCTGAAGCTAGTAGACAGGATGCTGCTAAGCGTGCAACTGAGCAAGAAACATTGGCTTCCATTGGTGGTAAAGGTTCACTGTATGGAACTACACCAGGAATGTCATCAACATTTGGAAATCAAGTCCTTAATGCCTATGGTATGAGTTCAGGCATGGAAGGACAGCGTAATGCTCAAGGCTTACAAGCATTGGGCGATTATCTTAATGCATTTACTGGTGCTAAAACTCAGACACCTTGGTGGCAAACTGGTCTGGGTATTGCTGGCGATATTGCGCCATTCTTTGCGGTATAGGAGCATAACATGGACCTACAAACACAAATGCGTTTGCAGAATATGTTTGGTGCTCCTCCTCAACTAGATATGCCTGATAGTGGGCCATCTAGTATGACGACGCCACCTATTGTGCAACCAGGTAAAGACCCGTATGCTAATATTTCATTTGGAGATACTAATTTTCAACCACAGCCACTAACTGATAATGCGCCACCTCCAGATGATACATCATTTGATGCTGGAGCGCGTATGCGTCAACTATATACACCACATACTCAATCGATTGACCAGTTTAATCAGATGATTCAGCAATATCCGAATCGTGCTGATTATAAACCATCTATGTGGAGAAAGATTGCAGCATCCCTCGCGATGTTTGGTCGCGGTGGACCACAATTAGCGGAACAAGTCATTGACAAACCCTGGTCAGATGCTATTACTGATTGGCAAAATAAAATTAAAGAAACTGGTGCCGCTGCTAACATGGAGCGCTATCAGAATACTAATGAACGTACTATGGCTTATCAAACTGTTGCGCAGGAATTAAGACAACGCGCGCAGGACTTGAAAGATAAGAATGATTCTGCGAACGCTGCAATAAGAGAGCATCGCGCATCGATTTATGAATTTAAGGCGATGCATCCCAATATGAAGATGGTATTCCCGAAAGGTGGGAATATTATGGCTCAAGACCCACTTACTGGTAAACTACTTGATACTGGTGTTCCTACTGGTTCAATGACTGATTTAGATAAGCTTAATCTCCAAGAGGAGAATGCGCTACAGAATATTGGTGCGCGTGGAGATGAAGCAAGGAAAACAGAGAATGTCAAAGAAGTTAATAGACAGGCAGATATTGCAGCCAGGGGAAATGAGTCACGAGCAACTGTTAGAGAGCGTGCTTCTAGAACAGGTGCAGGAGCTAAACCTGAAACCCCTACGCAAACTAGAGTGCGACAATTTAATGCCGCAAGAGAGCTTTATAACACTAGACCAGATTTGCGTAAGTTCATTACCTTGGGACGACCAGGAAGTAATGATTTTACTGTAGCATCACCGGGTAAATCTTGGTTTGGAACTGCTACTGGCCCAAATGATGCTCAATACAAAGAAATACAGAAGAAGATTTACGAAGATACTAAGGCTGGTGCAGGTATGGCACCAGTTGCTGCACATACTACTGTTCCATCAGAGAAACCAACTGTTCCTGCTGGTAGAGTAGCTATTTACAAGAATGGACAGCCTGTAGGAAGTGTTCCTCAAAACCAGTCTGAACAGGCTAAAAAAGAAGGCTATACATTAGAGCCATAGTATGGCACAACTTGATATTCAACCTCTCGATGATACTAAAAAGCTGGATATTCAACCACTTGATATTCAGCCTTTTACTAAGCCTAATATACCTCCTCCTAAAGAGGGGCCACCAACTACAGAGGAAAGCCAGAAACCTTCGAACTTTGCGATTGATATCTGGAATAGATTATCAGAACCATTAACTGATGCGCCTACGCGATTCGCGAAGCAAGTATCAGATTACATGACTGACCCTAATCAGTCTATCATGTTACCTAATGGTCAAGGTGGATTCCATGACTATATTGCTGGCACTCTCGCGAGGCTCAGAGGATTTGAAGCTGGTGCTACTGAGGGTGTTGGTAATATTCTATCATCACTGACATCTCCTATCAATTTAGCTGCTACAGCTGCAACGATGGGAGAAGAACCATTAGCTAAAGCTGGATACGAGAATCTAGCTAGAATATTCAATTTAACTGGTAAGGCTACTGGTGTGCCAGTAATGGCTCATGGTATCAGTAGGATTGCAGATAAGGATGCTGATTGGGGTGAACGTGCAGAAGGATTAGCAGAACTAGCAGGCGGGGGAACTGCATTCTTACATAAACCTGCGTCATATGCTGGACCTGCTATTGTTGACCCAAAACTAGCACCATCAACGCCTCCATTAACTGCACCTAATATTCCTTCGCGATTGGATATCAGATACTTCGATAAATTCAAATCCTATCGTGATGTTCCAGTAGGAACTAAGTATACTGTATCTCCAGATGAAAAATTACCACTTAAAATTCAAGATGCAATGAATCTTGGATTTGAATATAAGGGTCTTGATGATAAAGGCCGATTGATGATTGAGAAGACTAAAGAATCTCCTCAGATTCAATGGCCTCAAGATAAAGCAACTCCACGTAGTCTAACTGCTGATGTAGTGAATTTGCCTCGTACTATTATGGCATCTATGGATATGTCTGCTCCTTTACGTCAAGGATTAGGACTTATCGATAGACCACAATTCTGGCAAGCACTACCTACTATGATTAAGGCATTTGGTTCTAGAGAATTCTATGACAAGGCAATGGATAGCATTGCTGATGGTCCACTATTTAGAAAGCAGATTGCTAGTGATGGACGTATTCTACCATCATTTGCTGAAACTGCTGGATTGAAACTAACTAATATGAATGAATTGACTCAGCGCGAAGAATCTATCATGTCTCCATTACTTGATAAGGTTCCTGGATTCGGTAGTTCTGAACGCGCATATACAATTTTCCTTAATAAACTTCGAGCTGATACCTTTAATCAATTGGTGAAAGACCTTGAAGTACTCAAACCTGGTATTAAGGCCAATTTACCTCTTGCGAAAGATATTGCAACATTTGTTAATACTTCTACTGGTCGTGGTGATTTGGGCCCACTGGAAGGTTCTGCCAAAGTGTTGTCATCTGTTTTCTTTTCACCTAGATTGATGGCATCACGCTTACAGATGCTCAATCCAATGTATTATGTTAATCTGCAACCCGCTGTTAGGAAGCAAGCATTACGTTCATTGTTTGCTTTAGCAGGTGCCGCGGGGACATTTGTTACATTGGGTAAGTTAGCAGGTGGAACTGTTGAATCAGACCCTGCTTCATCTGACTTTGGTAAAATTAAGTTTGGTAATACTCGCTTGGACCCCTACGGCGGATTTCAACAGTATGTAGTTCTCGCGCAGAGACTAATGCCATCATTGGATTTGAGTTCTATTGGACTCGATGAAATTGGTGGTAGAATGAAATCTACTACAACTGGTCGTGAATATGATTTGGGTAATCCTAGATTTGGTGAATCTACTAGAGCCGATACACTAATGCGATTCCTTCGAGGAAAGACTAATCCTATCATTAACTTCGCGTGGGGACTAATGGCTGGCGGTAAGGAAATTAGTGGAAAGCCAATGGATATGACTAATTTGAATCCTTATGAGAATGCAATTGCACAAAGATTTTTGCCTATGCTCACTCAAGACATCTACGATTTAATTAACGATACAGAAACACCAACACCTGCTAAAGTTGGCGCTGCTACTGCGGCATGGTTTGGTATGGGGTCACAAACTTATGGTCAATAAACTGATTCTCATTCTGCTATTCGCAACGCCCGTATATGCACAACAGACTAATGCTCAAAAGACATGGGATATCGCGTCCTATGCGACAGTGGGCACTCAGATTGGCTTGGATACCATTCATAATATTCGTGACGACAATCGCAAGATTCTGCTAATTCGCGAAGGTGTTAATATCGGAGTTACTATTGGCCTCAGCGAATTAATCAAACATTTTGTGCATGAAGACAGGCCAGACCATTCGGATATGAAATCCTTTTGGTCTGAGCACACTGCGTTAGCTGCTACTACTGGGGGATGGAATGTTAGTGTAGGATGGTCACTAACAATCGGAACTGGTGTTGGTAGAGTTGAGGCTAATAGACATCATCCTTGGGATGTATTAGTCGGCGCCCTCGTGGGTACTAGTGTGGACTATACTACCCGGCATTACATTAAGTGACCTTTTTCGCAAGTCCCTACGCGCTGCCATCCACAGCGTAACTATTACTGCTATATCTCTCTCCGTATCCTCAATATTTTCATTGAGTGGAATCTTCTTGTCGCGCTCAAGGTTTGCGAGGCGATATAGTTTTTCAGCAAGCCTTCCAACAAAACCAGCATCTTGTGGAGAGTGGCTAAACATAGAAGCCAATTGACCTGCAAAAAGATAATTCCCAAAAGGATTCTCATTCGAAGCGTAGTCATGGCTTTTCTTGTCATGTGTTTCTGCCATCTCCTGTAATAAATCGTAGAATAGTTTAGACCCGTGTCTAGTCCTACCTAGATGTCCGTGAACTTCCTCACTGTAGTTTTCCTTCATTTTTATCAGGCTCCAAAAGATATCGGGTTCGTCTAAATCCATCACAACCTCAGTAACCGTTCCAACACATCAGCAGGTGTATAACCATCATAAGGAGGAGCCCACTTTAATTCCATTACTCTCGCCAAATCCCAATATTTATCTGGAATATGGTAAGACAATTCAAAAACTTCAGGTTTCTCCTCTACCTTGAATGATGGTTTAGTTACTGTCATTCCAAGAATGAACATATCCTGAAAGAAAGTTCCATCATTGTGATGTCTAGCTTTCCAGCAGGATATGTTACATCCCATCGGGGTAATGTAGTTATCATAGATTTTGACTAGTGCGAGCCAAAGTCTATAGCGATGTTCATATAGCTCTGACATCTTATGATAACCATCTGATACATCCTCAGCCCATACACTCATTGTATCGGACCTTACCTCAGATTCTGATACTTTAGTCAAAATAAATTTAGTTTCCATCTTACACCTCGAATTGTCACAAATCCATGCTCCTGAGTATGGCCTCATTACTTTCTTACAATACCAACATACAGGGTCACGTATTACGAATGGTGGTTTCATTCTATTTGTGTTCGAAGAAGTCACAACAATCATCCGCATGGAGCGGATATGCGTGTCCCAATATTTTAACAATTCCATATTTATTCTTCTTTTCAGCTAGTTGAATAATATGTTTCTCTTTACAGACAGTGGATTCTTTATCCCAGTATTCGCAGTTCTTACAACTGAATGGACCCTGATTCGCGCGTGCGATGATGTTATGGTTCTCTGGATACTCAACTCCCTGTATTGTCATTTTCTCACCTTTGAATGGTTTGGTGGTCTAACACCATAGCAGGGGTCAGACTTCTTAAATCTACCACAGCACAGTTTACACAAATAGTGATTCACTCCCCCGCATGATGAACAGGTCCAGGGATTCATATTCATAATTAGTTGAATACGTCTGTCCTGTTCCCAATCAGTTAACTTTGATTCAGTCTCTATTCCAGTAGTACTCGGAGCTTCCGTATATTCGTTGGGTGGTGATATAATCGGCATATCTGTCTAATGCGATTAAGAGCATTCTCCTATCATCATTTTCATTCCATTCTTTGAATTTAGGATGGTTCCGAAATGGTGGATATGGACAACGCTCCAAATCGCTAAACTTAAGCCAATCATATTTGTTGAATGACCGTGGCATTACAACTTGTCTAGTTTAGTTTCATCGAATGCAATGCCAGAGGACTTTAATACTAGTTTCATATCGTCTTTAGTTGGTGCAGAGTAAAAGACGATTTGGTCAAAAGTTAATCCCTCTGGTGGAGTGATAGTCAACGTATGTAATCCTGGACGTAAATAGTCTAATCCCTTATGGGATATTCCTACTAACATCAAAGTCTTACCATCTCGGGTTTGACCATATCCCCAGATGATATGTTCATTCTTAATTGGGGTGGTCTGTTCGTTTGACATTTTTAGCGCGCGGTCCTTTCGGTGATGGAACATCTTCAAAAGTTACTGGAATTGCAGAACCATCTGCACAGTCTTTAACTAAATCATTCCAGAAACCATTAAAGTCATCCCGATGGAAAAAGTACTCTGGTCCATTATTACCTTTAATGAATCCAAAGTTTCTAGTTGAGACTATGTTTCGAATTGTTCCTCTGAGAGTAAGTTCACCCATCTTTATTATCCTTTTCGGTTGGTTGTTTGTAGTCGTGCCAAATTCTACCTGGAGACTTACTTTCAGCATCAAATTTTGCATCTGGAAATTGAGGAAACATAAACTCAATCATAGCAAAATTAGCTGCATCAATTAAATATTCAGTATTGTGAGTCTCACGATATTTTTTGAGTCTCAACATTAGTGAATCTAATGCATTTACTTTATCTGGAAAGGCATCAGCCACTTTACCATATTTAAAGTGACTCATACCCATTCGATAAAGCATACCCTGCATAAATTTTACTGAAAATTCAGTAAGAGGAGTTTTAGATACATCAAAGTACATTATTCATTTCTCGCAATCGATGCATTAGCCCAAAAGATTGCCTCCTCTAACTTAGTTAATGCAAGACTTTGTTCGCGCGAAGGCGGACACAACTTACAAATATTGGTCGCAAGGGTTTTCGCCTCATCACGGAGAAGTTCATATCTTTGAGACTGGTCACCTTTGGGTTGATGATATGTAAAGTCACGTTCCAAACGTTCTGCCGTTGTTTGATTAATTGGATACATCTCCATTTTAGCCTCAGCTTTCTCATTCTAAGTTTTGATGTTCGTGCTGAGCGTAATCGATGTTCCCAGCACTGTGAATATTTCTTACCAGTCTCGTGATTTATTCCTGGCTCCTTTCCGCAATAACCACATAACTCTAACGCACGCCAATATCTATACATCTTTTTCTTGTATCGGCGCACCCTGTCTTTTAGAGCCATGTGATGCAGAGCCTCCCTTACGCCCTGCTTCTCTTGCTTCATCAACAGTCCATTCATGTGCTCTGCCCTTAGCATGTGCAGCCTTGCCCCCTTTAGAGGCAATCTTACGTTGCTTGGCAGGGTCCATACTCGCGAATCCTCTATCCTGTTTAGCCATTACGTTTTCCTCCTCATTTCCTTTTTACAGGCGATTATTGCATTCTCTAATGCACTGATTAATTCTGGAGTAGGTTTTTCCAGAATGTTGACTGCGAGGGCATCATCAATACTACTAATGACAAGTAGTAACCTGCCTCGCATTGCTATTTCTCTACCAGTTTCTTTTACTTCGTCACTACTGATAGGAAGTCTATTCCCCTCAAAATCCATTGCAACATTCTCAGGTCCATCATTGTCATACTGATTGGGCATTCTTTTTTCCTTTCGATGCCATAAACACTTTGAGTTCCTCAACCTGTTCAGGCGGCATTATGTAGATTATTTGATTACCCATCGTGGTAGTCTTGATTAGTCCAGACTCATTGAATGACAACATGATTTCATCAAACTCTGTTGCTGTTTCATAATGAGCCCAGAATTTTTTCATTAACACTGTTCGGCTGACACTATAGGTCTCTCGATTCATCAACTCATGCACTATCATTGATTTGAGTAATGCAGATGCTGATGTTCCTTGTTTACCTAGTGTAGTCTTGCGAACATTGTTAATCAATTTCTCGGATTGCTGGATGGCTTCAGCCATCGATTCAATGTCTATTTTTAGGCAGGGATTCTTACATAATGAGAGTAGCATAGCTACCTTCAATACGGAATCACCGAACCTATTCATTGTCCCTGTCTCGTCCTTAAATTCGGTATCCTTGATGAACTTCTTAAAACTATCATACCAGTTGTCATATGTTAGTCCAACTTCGTTGAACCATATATCACGACCACGTATGACCTTCTTAAATCTAAATTCACCTTCAGATTCTGTCTTTGCTAAAGGCGCGAAGGGACCACTTAGTTTAGATACTTCTTTGAGGTAGTTAGCTGAATTAACATAGTTAGGAGGATTAGCCAAAGGATACACAAGAGAATTGGAATTTTGCCCTTCTTTTTCGTACACGATAAATGTTCTAGCAAAGTATCCACCTTGTATAGCGGAACGAGTGAAAAAGTCTTCAGACATGGCTTCATTAGTTGCAGTCAACATTGTTATAGTCGGGTCCTTTAATTCAAAGGTTTCCATCTTTAACAATGACTTCCATTCACCTACGTTATATTGTCGGTCATACAAATCAGTGAGAATCTTAGTAGCTACTTTATCCTCAACGATAGATGATGACAACTCAGATGAACAGATGAATGCAACAGACTTCGTCTGAACTTTTCCACCAGGTTGTGTGTATGCTGTTCCCAAGTCTTTGAGTATACCTTGTATCGACGAACGACCTGAAATGATTCGTGTGTTGTTTACTGGTTTAACTAGTTGTCTTGCCATGCTTATCGGTGGACCTTTTTTCATGCCCGACTCAGCATGTAGCATAACATAGATATTTGGATACAAGTTGTATATCTGCCGGTCCATCCATACTTGGTCTTTGACGACAGCAGACATAGCTGCTATTGCACTCCAATACCAGAAAGACTCAGGGCTTTCTAGTTCACTATGTTGATTTACTATTTGCTGTAGCCAATTCACCCGTCAATCTCCGACCGTCAATCGTTGAATATACAACCGTGATTAGGTAGTGACCACATTCGCATACAGGCCAAGGTTGGTCGGAGACTTGGTATGTTTTGCAATATGGACAATATACTTCCCTTTTCATCTTCTCTTGATTAAAAGGGGATGTCATCATCATTCCTATACTTCTCTTTAATTTCTTCAGTTATTTTCTCGTAGTAGTGTCGCATTTCCATTGCTATAGTTACTTGGAATTGCGCCATTAGTGATACCAAATCATCATCTTCAATCTTAGTATACGATAGTGGTCCGAAGGAGTCAGGGTCTTTATGGACTAGTATTAGTTCCCATCGTTTAGGTCTTGGAACTTGATTCATCATTAGCAAGCTCCAATTCCTTAATCATTTCGCCTATCATACCTTTAAGTTCTCTTAAATCATCTATTCCTAAAAACAAGTCAGTAATATCTATCCATACTCTATTTCCATAGGGAGATTTATTTAAAGTCATGGTTACTCTACCATGTTCAGTTTGAATTGCTCTAGCTGGCGCAATCATTAGTCCACCTCGAATTTCTTTTGTGTAGTGTGGTAATAAATCTTATCAGTCCTATAACTATCACCCGGTAACTCTACTGCCGCGAATTGCTCAGTAACAGTTTTAGGTGGCATAGTCATTAGTTCTACTGGCTCGGATATAATTGGAACGTCTCGGAATTTTTTAAAGTCGCGATAATTTTTACCAGTTTCAATTTCGCAGGGGATTTTGAGATGTCTACGCGGTAATGAACACTTACTAAAATCAATGGGTCTTTCCATTTCCTTACGGATAATCGGGACGTAAGTCTGTAACTTCGATACAGGTATGCTAAACAAAAGCGCGTCGTGAGACTCCATAACAATCTTGATATGTGGAATCTGCTTTTTGATACGTAAAGCTGCGGCCTTCGTGTTATCTGTAACTGCTCTTTGAGGTATGTATGAAAATCCTTGACGGAATAATTCATCACCCCAACGCTCGAAGAATGTTCGTTTTCCACCAATAGGACTGTTAACGCCGTATGGGACTGGGGCAACCAATTGCCTGTTTTTTCGCAACGCTTCCACAATGCCATTTTGAAATACCTGTTGAATCTTAGGTTGTTTGTAGTGGAATACTTTTAGTGCTTGTTCGGCTATCGCTTGGGTAATAGCGACAGGAATTTTATACTTGCGGGCAGAGGTATTAACTTCGATAGCCGCACGTTTAGGACCTGCCCCCAAATGACCAGCATGCCGCAATGTTTTTCCGACAAAACGAGTTGGATGTTCATATCCCAATACTTTCTTGGAATAATCAGCCTCAACTCCACCGAAGAACCATGATGCTGTCCAAGCGTGATAATCGATTTCATCGACTAACCTCAATGCTTCTTCATCATTAGCGAGTAACCATACTACTCTGGCCTCAGCTTGTGATGAGTCCGCTTGTACAAATATTTCTTCTTCCTCTATTGGAACTGGGACTAATACACCAGTTTCATTATCCTGATACCACTCATAGTGATAATCATCGGGGACATACATACCTCGTATATCTGCTCCGATGTCACCATGCTTAGTCATTGTCTGGAACGCGATGCCTAGAACTTTGTCTTTCTTCTTTCCATTTTCATCAATGACTTCAACATTTGGTCTAATTGGGATGTCTTGCTGTCCAGTAGAAGTTCTGCCGGTATCGAGACAAGGGAAGTAAGTTGTTCGCATTCTTCCATCGTAATCCGGCATGGCCATAAGATAGGTGGAGATACTCTTTCTAACTCTTCTATCTTCCAATATAAGTTCGATAATGCGCCGGTGGAAGTCGGGTCTTTTATTCCAAGTGGATTGTGTATTAAGAATAGCCGTGAGTTCTTCTTCACCTGTTCCATCCCTTCGTGGAAATTTAAGATTCTCCCATAACAAGGATTGAACTTGTTTAGGACTATTGACATTAATTTCTGTTCCTGTTAGTTTAAAGAGTTCATATCTAAGATTTTCATCCCAAGCGATATATTTCTTAAGTAGAACATCACGTTCATTGGGGTCTACACGAAATCCTTGTCTTTCGATATCCCAATATAGACCTGGAAGTTCCATTAAGAAGTTTTCGTAGAACTGACGTTGACCCAATTCATCTAAGTCAGCATTCATAGCCTCATCTAATTCAAATGTTACACATGCATCTCGCGCACATCCGAGTAGAAGGTCTTGGATAGACCCTTGATACATACCTTCATTCTTATAGAAAGGTTCTTCCGTAAAGAGGGACGTATTAAACGCAAGTCCTTTTGGAAGTTCCGGATTAATGGCATGAGCCTTAAGCATTGTATCTGATACAAGCTTCCGAATGATGAATCCAAGTCGTTTAATTTTATCTCTATCATAATTGAAGTTTTGTCCGACGATTTCCTTTTCATACAACATCTCCGCAAGTATAATCCAGATTTGAACTAAATTGGAATCGGGTATAGTTGATATACCATCAGCATTCCATAGCGGAACCGTCATCCCATGATGCTTACTGAATGACAATCCAATACAAATAGGGATACAAGTTCCGTTAGCCTCGATGTCAACGGACATTCGTATCTTATCTTTATATCGTTGTCTAAACTCAGAAAGTTGTGCGGAATTCCTACAGATTTCTAAATGACGTGAAGGAAGGATACGCTCAGGGAATTTGGATTGGGCTAATGCTCGACGCATATCGAATGCGATAATCTGTCGATTCCAATAACCCTTAAACTCTACATCTGTAGCGTGCCAAGAAAGGTGGGCGGGATTATAGGTAGGAACGAACTTAGTGCTCATTCCATATAGGATGGACCCTCTATAATCCTGTATCTGAGTTTTACCAGATAGTGCCCATAATGCGGCTTTACCTAACGCGAGGATGCAATTAGGTTTAATTGATGTTATTTCTTGTTGCAGTTCTGCTAACTGTTGGTCTATATCAATGCCGACGCTTTTCGCGCGAACGTGGAAGGGTAGACGTTTCTTCCCTATGTTCGGTGGAACTTCATATTTTGAAACTGTAGTGAACCAGCAGTTTTCGCGACGAATACCAGTATCGGGTAGTAATTGATTAAACTCTCTTGCGTCAGTAAAACACTTGCCGATAGAAGTATCTTTTGGTGTAGGTGAATCACCTAGCACCATTAATTTGGCCCCTAATGGACCATGACCCGCTACGTATTTAAGCTCGTTCACTTAGTTTTCTCAGCGTAAATACGTTCGAGTATATCGTGTTGTGTGGGACTACATTCGCGGTTATAACTTAAGCGTAGAGATACTGAGTCTAGAAAACCCCTTTCCCAATCACTTAATTTACTTTCGGCTTCAGTGAGGATTGTTTCTAACCAGTATTTCTCAGTCTTGAGTATCTCTGACTCTGGCATAACGCCTCCCATTAACCTTATCTAATGCTTCTTGTCGAGTAGTTAAAGTCATATAGACAGTTGGGTTCAGGTGTAATGCGCCAGCCAGTTTCAAGTTTTCCGAAACTAATCCGATGCTACAACTAAACGACTCAGCCGTCATAGCAATAGTCCAACCCTTATTACGTTGGGTCATAGCTAAGTGGTAAAGTTCCATTATAGTGGCTTTACCATACCATGTCGTTTCTTGTTCATACCTCTCGACGAATGTCATTTCATCAATCTACTCCATCTGACCAATAACGGCCTGAATCTGGTCTTTAATCTTCTTTATTTGCCATAGTATCTGTTGTCTGCGTGGTGGTGATTTAAGAGTATTAGCCAAGTTCTCAATAGTTTTGACTGATTCCCACATCTTCAGCCATTCATCTCTAGTTAGTGACATAGTTATCTCCACATACAGTCGTTACAAACAAAGTGTTCACCGAAGAACGCAGTTAGTTTAGTTATGCCGCATTTGCTGCACATTCTTAATGTCTTGTCCTTAGTAAAGTCAAATCCTCTCTTTCTATCTTTTTCTGCTTGTTCAGCTTCCTTTTTCATATTTGCGTCACGTTCGCGACGCTTATATTCCTCAGACTGACGATACTCACGTTCTGCGTTTTCATCCCTACGACGCTTCTCACTATCAGATGGACCCGGATTAGGTCTACTTTTAGGACGTGAGCCACCAAACCCTGTCCATTCACCTTGTCTGGGACCGTCGTAATCGAATCCATACGCATAATGACGATTCCCCATATTGCGGAGAATGTCATACAAATCCTCAGTATCAAATGGATTACCTTGACGTTGTGCGCGTGGTTCTGATTGTTGATTAGGCGGAGGAGTAGCATCCTTTGCGAATATGAAGTTAGCTTCAGCCAATAATTTGCACACCTTACGTGCAGCCGCGTTAGCTTCATTCTCATTAGGATTGTTGTTTGCTAACTTTGCTAGTTTCGTTATCAGGTCGAAGTTCATCTAGTCTCCGATTATGTCATCAATATATGCACATTGTCTTGGATTACAGACGTGAAAATTAAGACAGATTGTTACAAAGTAAACAAATTGTCCGTCATCCAAATCATTAGTTCGTTGAAGCAGTTGGTCTACTGTAAATTCAATATCTACAGCAGAACCAACTGCACCAACAATTAGAGTTCTAAGAAACTCCCTTCGGTTTAGTTTCATTCTGTAGAACTCGAATCTTTATCGCCCGCCACCCTTTACCGTCTACTTCCACAGGTGTAAACTCAACCTTCATACCATTCTTCAATGATTGGAAGTTAAGCGTATCCTGCCGTAGTGATGTCCAGTGAAAAAAGATTCGAGTGTATTTGATATCCAATGAGGAAATGAAACCCCATCCCTCAGCAGATACCTTGATAATCTTTCCGACAATACGCCGTTCCTCTGGCTTAATCTCGGAAGTATCAGTCTTAGTAGGAATTTCTTCGTTCTGAAAAAATTCCTTGAACGCTGGATTCAGTTCTTCACCCATGCTCCATTACCCCTTCACGAAAGTAGTTAGTGTTATTGGAGCATCTGCCATGTGCTCATTATTGGGCAGTCTTCTCTTGACGTTTCTTACGCCACATTGCTTTCATCCTTTTAGAGATGATAGCTCTAGCGGCGGCACTCATCTTAGGTCTGGAAGGTTTCACAACCTTCTTAGTCTTACGATATTTCCTTGGTCTGATATGCAAGGTTGTGTCGGAATCTTGCGCGAAGTGCTTACCAATTTCAAGCAACTTCTGTAAACCAAGTTCGACAAGATATTCCTTTTCTTTCTCACTAACTTGCACGACCATCGGATTGCGTAGTGACTTATCCATTGTTCTTTTTCCTCGTGATATACTTTGGACGTTTAAACCCAAAGTATTCAATAATGATTTCTTCGAGAACCCATCCAACAGATTTATTTTCGTGGAGTGCAATTGTCTTAAGACCCTGCTTAACTTCTGGTGGGAGTCTATGTCCAATTGAGTCACGAATATCTCCGTTAGCAAGTCTCGGCGAAATCGTTCTAGTTTTCTTCGGATTACCTTTGCCTGCCATTACTGCACATCTTCAACAATAACGGGAGGATGGTCTCTCCGAACTACTCTGATGATTTGAACAACAATGACAGTATTCGCTTCACCATTCTGAACCTTTCGCTTTGCTTCGTTAATAGCATCGGAAAGGTCAGCATGTGTTGAACCTGCATTCTTGCCATCTTCAATTGCTTTTGCGATGTGACTCGCACCAACGTAGTACTTGTTAATCATTCTCAATCTCCTTAGTTGAGGGCGGGGAACCTACCAGTGTAATACGTTGGCTTAGCCAATACGTCGGTAGGCTCCCCTATCATTACATAACCTTATGGCCCCGTCTGGCGATTAATGTGTTCCATCCGTCTGGTATAGTATTAATAGGTAGCTACTTACTCGCTACAATTAATAGGTGGAACTAGGTATTGTCCGGTTATGCAACGAATCTGTTAGTCTTTGTCAGTTGGTTCTTCCTCAGATTCCTCGTCGATGTCTGAATCTTCATCCTCTGGAACTTCCGTCGAATCTTCATCGACGGTTCCTTCAGATGCATTCTCTTGGTCAATACGGGTCTGTTCATCCATATCAACCGTTTCGTCATCAGCCATCATACGAAATCCTTCAGTCATGGTAGTCTCCTTGTTAGTGGGCGTAATTGCCCAATATCTACGAACGTGCGACCGGGGTAACTTCCGGACGAATCTCACGATACTTATGATTCACACGATTGACTGTGCGATTCTGATAGGTATCGTTTTCTACGAAAACGTCCACTTCCTTACCCTCGGCAGATTTAAGGTCGAAACGCTTACCAGCTTCAACCTTAACTCCGAAAGCCTGTAGGAAACCTACTGCAAAGCCAATAGCCTTGCTATTGAAGTTCCAGTCAACAGGGACACTAGCGAATTGTGTATCACCGGTGTCACCTTCGAATAGAATAGTAGCTTCCACAGGGTAGTTAGTAGATGGACCCTTTGATTGGTCTTTCGCGGGGCCTTCACCTACACTGTCAATTCTGACCCTATACCACGCTGGAGTTACGACTGTTCCACGTAGCATGTCACGGTCAGAGAATTGAACAATAGCCATGTTTCACCTCTATGCTGAGAACGATGTTGTTGGTGGTTTTTGTGGTAGTGATGGTTGTTGTATTCGTTGGATAGGACTTTCAGCTTCCAGTTTCCTGATGGCGGGTTCAACCCATTTCTCATACAGGGGTTCAGAGTTGAATGTAATCTCTTTACTTAGTGGAAGTGAAGTTCTCGCATAGTCATTCCCGGTGTGAGTTGTCATTAACGCATATTGTCCCTCCTTTTCAGCATCAAACTCTGTCTTAATGTTAAAGTGATATACCTCAGTCATGTAACTTGCGAGCTTCGCTGATATCTTCTCAGCACCAGTAACGATTGTGCGAGAGTGATGCGTCAACTTGTTAGCATCATTATCTTTGCGAACCGCGATTACATGGGCAATGAGGATGATATGCACTTTATGAAACTTGTGAATATCCTTCAGCATGGCAATCATCTCTTGAAATGCCGATGCCTCAGCGTTAAACTCCTCAAATCCTGCTACTGGAATACCGCCGATTACCTTACCGTCGCCTTGTGTTCTCTTTAACTTCTTAACCTGACTAGTCATAGCATCACCTATCGAAGTGATACTATCGACTATAATTGTCTTAAACGGACAGTTTAACTGGAGTTGCTTCATTTTCGCGCAGGGAGCATCCCAATCCTTATAATCATCGAATTGGATGTCTTTTCTTAAATCTACTCCCCAACGCTTTGCTGGTAATACTAATGCTTCCATTTTCTGGTCAGTTGAAAACCAATATTGAGGCTTAGGGTAGGATAGGGCACAAGTTGATTTGCGTGTGCCCGGCTCACCTTTAAGCATCGTAAATAGAGCGTCTAGTTTAACATCAGCAAGGCTTGGCATCTGCTAATTTCAACTCCAATTCTATCCAATGCAATAAAAGCGCAGCTTCCACCTGTTCCCACCATATTTCAAAGCAGGATTCAGAACAGAAGCTTGTTGATTCGTTGTTGTGTGGACAATTACAAACAATACAGCAATGCTTAGTCGTATTCTCCATTAGTGTTACCTCTTATTTTTGCGAGATGACTCTCGCTAATAGTGTCCCCTGACGGGGAATATTTCATCCTACGAAACCTTTGTCTCAGTTCCCTCCAAAAACTCAGTAATAGCATTAACATCAGTTTCTACCTTCTTCTTTGTGCAGTCAATACAATGTGGTCTAGCCATAGGTTTACCCTCTGAGCCAGTCATTACTAACTTAGTAATAACCATAGGCTCACCACACCGATTGCATTCGCACATTTTACCTTCTGCTAAATGCAGAGGAACATAGTGTGAACAAACTGGCTTCACACATTTATATACGAGGTAATCCTTGCCATTACGGCCTAGATTTACCTTCTTATAACGATGGATGTGATTAATGCTATGTTTACTCATTTAACCCTTAAATACTTTCTGTAGCATGTCGTTGTGCCACTTTGCTCTAGCATTTTTAACTAATCGTTCGTTAATAATGCCAAGGATAGTATCCTTTGAAGCCAATAAAAGCATTTCCTCAAAGGATTGGAATGTTTCAACGTCTATAACTTCTTCACGTCTTTCCAATCCATGCATACGACAAGTAATTTGAATAGTTTTCATTTGGTTTCCTCAAACACGACAGTTTTAACTACTCGTACTATTCGCATAGGATACACTTCACCACTATTCTCCTTGATGTAGTGCATTGCATCCGTCTGCCTATCGTATTTATTAATAATTGCCCAAGTAGTTCCAAACTTCACTTGGACTTCATATTTTTTACTCATTAGTCAGCTTCTACTCCTTCCATCTTCTCAAGTGAGAGATAGACTTCACCATTACCACCAACTAACTCATGTGCAACTTCACCATCAGCACAGAAGTCTTTGAATGTTTCGTATACATCTTTCAATTCAAATTCTTCTTCAGAATTAACCGCGATGGTCAGTTGGATGATTGCTGCTCTCATTGTTATTCCTCTTAAGGATTAACTCAACATCCTTAAACATGATACCGTTATTCGGACCCAATGCTACATGTATGAGAGTCTTGTTATCCCAATCAGTCCAGTGGTCTTGATTATCCACTGCCCAATTGAAAAATGACTGGCACACATTACCATAGGTTTCACTATCAACCTCGAATGTGTCAGGCCACTTTCCTAATGCAAATGTGTTATTAAAATGACTTCTCAATTCCTCAGCAGTCATTGTTATTCCTCAATCTGATTGGTAGGATTCCACTCCGGTCCAACATAGAAATGAAGTTTAATCTGCTGTTCTCTCATGCCAGGGTCGTAGTTACAGACATTCTCATAGAATGCACAGTCACCATACTTACCTTCACAGTGAGTATAGTTAGGTGGAAAATGTCCAGTCTCGGCATACATTAAAAGCAGCTTCGCATAGTATGGCAGTGTTTCTGATTGCCATTCTAATAGATTTGGCATACTGTAGTTCATTGGTGGTCTGAGGAACTTTTCTTCTGGTTTAAGAGAAGATTGAAAGCCAACAATGTTCTTGAATACTTTTTGCACTTTCATCAAGAGACATTGACCTTTGAACTGATTAGACATCAGATTGTCTTTACGACGTTGCTTCATTGTCTTATGGTCGCCTGGGAATATACCTTGATTAGTATCCCAGATGACATCTATCTTGGCTTTCCATAAGACTCTGATTTCATCATCTTCGTAAAGAACATCACCTTTAACCACTTCTACTTCAAGTGGAACCCAATGGTCATTCCTATAGAACTGTAAGTACTGGTCGCATGTATCCAGAACGTAATGCCAGCCAGTCTTATATCCTTCTGATTCTTTAGGCGTATTCTTAACGCCTGGGTAATCATTTGGGATATGACCACATTTTGGTTTAGGGATTTCGTCAGTGGGTTTAAAATCTGTGCAATATGGGCATCCGGCGATATACAACTCAGCAGCCGTAAATGCATAACCTCTAGCTTGTTCTTTTCGGAGTCCATTAATTACACCCTGATAATAGACTTCCAAGAACTTATGGACTATCGACCCACACTCTAGCGAATTTGATTTACCCTCAATCGGTTGTAGATTGTGATTAAATCGAAAATCCGCGAGGCGAGGACAGGCCATTAAAGTTGATAGAACTGTAGCGTCTAGGATGATATTAGTCTTACCACCTAGAACTTTCTCTACAGATTCTTCAACTATCTTTTGAACTTCACTCATTGAACTTTCTCCGGCACAATACAGGGCCGATACTCAGTTAACTTCATTTGATACCATGCCGATGGTAAACTAGCACCATTCAAATCAAATAGCTCTGGACGTGACATCCAGCCATCTGGATATGAGATGATGTATCCTTTACCAACGATGATACCGTCTGGTGAATACACGTCGAAGTAATTGAGCAAAGCATGATTCCATCCTAAAGATACTTTTTTAACCTTCTCTCGAATTTTGCCCATGCTTTGTCTTCTATCTTTTGAGTGCATCCTTTATAATCCAATCTCGCATGTTCACGAAATGCGAATTCAATAGTTTTGAGTAGTTGAGCGCGTAGTTCCATGATAAACTTAGTATCTTTAGTTGTCTCCGATATCTTGCGGAGACTACTATAGACACCACTTTTATCACCTACACGCCGTAATGTCTTTTCATCAAACTTAACTTCAGCCATTATGCACCATGACCGAAATGGTCACACCACTTGAGAAAGAATTTGATGAAACCTGTTCTATTCATTTTGCCACATAGTCCACATTGCCATCTGAATTGGACTATGCTTAGAATGCCAAACCATGCTGCACCTACAAGTGCTATAGCAATTGACATTCCTGAAGCAAAAAGTAAATCGTTGTAGTCTTTATCTGTCATTTGTCCAACACCACTTCCTGAACCATAAACATGGCCCACAAAGCGCCTAATGAACACACACTAAAGATAACGATTACATCCATGAATGTCATTTTTCATTCTCCAAGAATTTAGACATTTCAAGATACTTTTCGAAGTATTCAGGAAATGCTACTACTAGTTTCTCCTGATTCTCATCATCAGCAAGTGGTAATAGTTCGCTCAACTTCTGAACGAAACTACCACCATACATATTCATTGCTTGCTGAATCTTCCACAGTTGAGTCTTAGTGTATTTCATATTCTCCTTGGGTCAGTTAGAAAAGCTTCATATTGCTGTTGGAGAGCGCGAGGAACATCAGTATCACGAAGATGATTGTCAACACAGTCGCTATAACGTCGAATGTGCTTACGTCTTTCCACATCCTCTTGAGTAGTGACCTTTTCCTCATTTTCTTGCTCCATTAGTGCGAGTTGATTTGGTGTCATAGTGATGCCATTTGAGTGATGGATTTACGATTAGGATTTGTAGATGGTTTCTTTTTCTTGTTGAACTTCTCTACAATCCTAGATGCTAGTTCCTTACCAATTTCAGATTCATCCCACTTAATCTGTTCTCCCTTATTCATAGCGAGATGAAAGCGCGTGCGTTTACCTTCAACAATTTCATCTAAGTCTTGGTCAATAGTATCATCTGCTTCAGGGAATGTTACGTTGACAACAGATGATTCCTGACCAATACGTTTAAATCTACCCGGTGCGGCTTGGTCCTCATTCTGAGGATTCCACTGTCTTTCATGCATGATTGCGTCAGCACAAGTTTGTAGGTCCAATCCTTCACCACAAGCTAATGTAGATGCAATCATTACACAACGTTTAACTCTGTTGAATTGTTCCTGTTTTTCAAACCCTGATTCTTGTCCTGTATCTGCTGATGTATATGAGATAACAGGTATTGCGAGGTCTTTGAGTGTTTGTGCTAATTCAAACCAATCAGGATTAGTTTCTTTGTTGCAATCCATTAAAGCATTAGTCATTAACTGACCAACGTCTTTATGATGAACAAAGATGCAGAGTTTCTTTTCAGTATCTTCTACAAATTCCTCAACGAATCCTAGTGTAGCTGGTATCTTTGCTAATCCAGTGATATGGCGCATTCTAGCCATTTTCGCGAGGATTTCAATACCTGATATTGAATCTTCCTCACCACCGATAACAAACTCATTATACCAGTTTACGAAGTCACTAACTGATTCGTCGTATGTCTCCTGTTGTAACTGGTCTAACTGAACATTCAGTTTCTTACGATTAACTTCAGGGAATTCATCCATTACTTCGTCATATTCACGACGTATGATTAAGTCTTTGACGAATTCCTTGAATCTGGCGATATTACGAATACCGCCCATCTTACGTTTAGCACCTTCCCAGAAAAACTCTACCCAATTATCTAGGAAGTGTTGTGGCGACCAGAATTTAACAGGGTCAATTAGATTGAGTGCAGGATAGAATTCATATCCTCTATTCTTCCAAGGCGTAGCACTCAACTCAATGACTTTACAATCAGGATTGTTTGTTACCAACATCCTGACTTCCTGTGTTCTAGCGGAACTATCATTCTTAATCTGTTGACATTCATCCAACAGAATAAGTTTAATTCCAAGATTGTGCATCTTACCTTTCATTCGACGTAACAAATCATATGGAATGATATATCCCCTTAGACCGGGCAATATCGTATCCCGACTAGTTCTAATAATCATCGGGAGATATTCAGGACCGAGCCACCATATAACATTCTTGAACCACTGGAATGTTAATGCTGACTTTGTTACGACAACAAATGGTGTATACTCAAGATGAAACTTTGGAATCGCGAGACCTTGAACAGTCTTGCCTAATCCCATGTCATCGAATATACCAACACCTTTTTGTTGTGATAATCCTACTTCAGCGAATCTAGCTCCTGTGACTTGGAAGTCATATAGCTTAAATTCACCACAAACTGTGCATTTATTCTTGCGCCATTTACGTAGTTTGGCTTCATCTTTCGACAAGAATACATGCTTACAGGCTTTGATTTCAGGTTTCCAATCATTTGACACCATACTTTCAAATGGTGTAGCCTTTGGAATTACACGCTTGATGATATGGAAACAGTCAAGTGTAATTAAACGAACCTGATTGCCATCTCTATCGAGAGATTCAATAGCGAATTTTTCTTTCGCTACTTTGCCACAATCAGGGCACGTCTCTTGTAGTCTAGTTACAGCCATATTTAGTTTACTTTATCCTGTGGTAATGGATTATAGTAAATAATCTGTTGACCATGCAATTGAGCATGATAACTTGTGAATAGTCCTGATGACAATCGACCACAATTTGGACATTTATAACAAACAAATCCGAACTGCATACACCATTTAAGTATCTGGTCGTTTGTCATTTCGTTTATTGCATCGTATGTTAGTTTATCCATTAGCCTTTGCAGCCTCAATAGATTTACGTAGTTGATTCGCGGCAGTCTCAGGTGTAATACCTTTCGACACGCAAACCATTTGTAGAGTAATCTCAGATATGCCTAATTCCTTGGCATACTTAGTTAGCTCGGCTTTATCTAATCCACCCTTTTTACGTGTTCCTGTAGTGGATATAGACCTCGGTTTAGATGGTGATACTGGATTTGGTTTGTAGTTTATATCAGCGATTTTCAATCGTTCGCGTTCTTCTGCGCGCAATTGATTAGCCATCTGATTGAGATATACTTGAATTGCTTTTTGATTGTTGTTTGCATCGACAATCTTTTCATTAAGTTCAAATACAACTTGTTTGAAATGATTGAATCGATTTAACAATTCTTCAGCTAACGCATATGGTTTGTTAGCAATATCAGCGTTAGCGTCAATCATTGCTTTTAATTCAACGATTGCTGTGGTTGCAGCGTTGAATAAATCCGTTCTTACTGAGATGTTATTATCGAGAGCGCGCGAGGTTTCAACGCTTGCTCTATATGCATCGACTCTAGCCTGTTGCGCTTCGGGTTTATTATTGGCTTGTGATAATTCCTGCTCTTTAAGCCAGCAATCATCACAAAACCACATATTACCGTAATGTTTCGTCACATGACAATCTTTATTGTCACAGACTTCACATTCGCCGGTTTTTTCAGTAGTGACTTGTGGTGTCAGCATAATAATATTATTGTCCTATTCTGAGGTCATTCCGCTACGCGGATAGAGTGCAAACAACGTGCCAGCCACTAAATCACAACATATAGTATAATTACAATTTTCGACCACAACTAATAGTGTGTTCATTTTTCAGGACATGTCTCAAAAATGGACAAAATGTCAAATTATTGACAGGCGAACAGAAAGCGAAGATAATATTATAGTTTCGCTTCTGAGATTAGTCATATGTATAATATTGAAAGATTCTCAATAATCAGATGCATAATATTGTCTACTTCTGTACGGTTTCCTCCCTGTTTCCTATCTGTTTCTTAACGTTTTCTCCCCGCTTTCTCCCCGGTCGAATCGGGCGTAACTCGTTGATATGAAAGGACTTCGGTCGAAGGCCCCCCGACTCCCATACAATATTATGGCCTCTAGACCAGGTTTTGAGAGAGTTATATAATATTATATGTATTAAAAAAAAAAAAAAATAAAAGAAACAACTACACAACTCACTAACTGTATGTCAAACCCCGTTTAAGGCCCCTATCGAGGCATGGGGGAGAGGGAGGGTGAACCGTAAGTCGTTCATCTGCAATCACTTAACCGACATTTGACCGGGAGGAAACAGCTAAGAATCCGGATAGAATCCGGTTAGAATCAGTAGGGAAACCGTATGGAAACACCTAATATTATTGTATTCCGACGTAAACGCGAAAGTTTCAAATCAAGAATGCATAGAACTATCTTATTAGCATATAAATTAATTCGCGTTAGCGAAAAGTCTTATTAGCTAAAGACAATGAACGCGTAACTTCGCGTTCAGCCTGGGCGAGATTAAATTGTAATGGGATTAAATGCGAGGAAGGAAAGTGTAGGGGTTTGCAGTCCCCCTACACTTTGTCGAACTACTGAGTAGGTTGCGCGGCTGCAAGCAAAGCCGTAACTTGCTTGCGTGCCGTTTCCTCGGGAATACCCAGACGAATGTAATCCCGAATCATGCGCTCCTGAATGTCTTCAGCAGACACCTCAGATGGACGATACGGAAGCAATGCAGCCTGATACGCATTGCTGCGAGCGTTTGCCTTGAGATTATCGTTGACCATAGCAATCAACGACCACTTTTTCTCAGACATCACACTCTGTGCTTCTGACTCACTGTCAACTTGCTTGTAGTCAAAAGTCTTTTCGATTTTTTCGCCAGCCTGCGCATGACCGTCAGGAACAGCGAAAGTGAACTTTCCTACCAGTGACTTCATAGTGACCTCTCAGTTTGGGCGGTATTGCCCACGAACGAAACAAGTCTATCACACTTCACGGAACCTGTCAACTACTTTTTTTTCTCCTCTCGATTTTTTGTTTCCGTGTTCCGTGTTCTCTAGGTTAGACGGTTGCCAGATAATATTAGTTCCTTCCTTCCATTAGGCCCAATATTATTATGCAGGACTGTGCAGCCCTGCGCACCAATGTATAATCCTAGGCAACAATAATCGTGCCATGCAATAGTGTGAAGCAGAACTGTGCAATCGCGTGGCGTCGCGTATAATTCTGAATAATTACGTATTTTTTCAAAATTTCACACCACTGCATATGTAGGCACTACACATACTGGCATGCCCCTGCACAGATGGTCCCATATCTGCACAGTTTAGCGCGCCCATCGCAATCATGTGTGTCATTACAATGAGAATCTGGTACCATATTATTGGTCCCATATACCAGATACAATATTATATACATATAGAAATTTGACCTTCAGTCCGGTCTGTGGTAGCATACCTCTGACCCCGACCCGACTGAAATTGCAGACAATATTAGGAGTTTAAAAGTATGCCTGTAGGAACCGCTACGATTACTTCTAAAGCCGGTCCTAATGAGACCGTCACTGCTCAAGTATTTTCAAATGTGTTTGCCTTCACTGTCGATATCGCGAGGCAAGTCCTACAACTGTGGATTGGCACCCAGCCAACAGGAGGTCCACAGAAAGAATTCGACATTTCTGCGAATACTACCTTTACTGCTACCTTTACTGCGGGCGGTAATTGGACCATCACTCTCTCCTAATATGGACCCAATTACTGCCATCACTAATCTCGTAACAGAACTAACTAAGCTCGTAACAGTGGTTGTAGAGGGTCAAACTCCTGAACAACGGGCTCAGATTTGGCAATGGTATATTGATGATGTAACTAAGTGGCGTAAGCTATTTAAGTTAGACACATAGGAACTAACAACATGGCGATGGGAATTGTATCGGATTCTGATTTCGACAAAGAGAAAGTTAATCTAGGTGTGCCGTCGAAATTCACTCCGACTGTTAATCCAACAGGAGTTGTAGAAGATGTGTCGCGAGGACGAGGCACAGGTAATACAGCTGTTCCTGATGGAATTAGAAAAATTATTGGTGAAGAATCTACAGTTAATGGAAGACAATCAGGTATCGAATTGGCAGAGAGCTTTGGCATCTCAGCGTCATCAGTATCTGCGTATGGCGTTGGTGCTAAGTCTACCTCCACATACGATGATAAACCTAACTCCCAATTCTTAAATAATGCTAAACAGAGGGCTGCAAAGAAAGCTAGAAACAAGATGATTGCAGCAATGAATAGTATTACTCAGGATAAGTTAGCCACATCTAGCGCGAAGGACTTAGCAGGTATAGCGAAAGATATGGCAGCTGTAATTAGAACTATGGAGCCTGAATTACCTAAGTCTCCAACTGGTCCCATCAACACTGGTCCACAGTTCATTTTCTACTCCCCACAAACTAGAAAAGAAGAAGTATTCGAAGTTGTTCATGTAAAGGAGTAAGTGTGGCTACGAGATTACTCTCAGTTGAGTATGTGCAATCTATTGCGCAGAATGAAGTAGTTGCATTACCAGCGCGCAGGTGTCTATTCTTTACTGATGCCGCTGCACCCACCATTCAAACTGCCAACGACGTAGCGTTCACAACTCCACTTGCAATGACATTAACTAACGGTTCATGTGAAGTAGCTGGTGGATTCCTACGATGCACATCAGCAGGACCAATCAACGTAACTGTTAAACCTCACTAATAATGGCGTTCGATAAAGGGTTTTGGAAACCCACTATTAAACAAGCTCAATTCCTTTCATTACCTAATTCAATCTTCGAAGGTCTTTACGGAGGTGGTAATGGTAGTGGAAAGAGCGACGTACTATTAGTCTATGGCATAGTTCATAGATGGCATGAGAACTCTAAGTTCAAACAAGTTTTCATGCGTCGAACTTATCCTGAATTACGTAATGAGATTGTACCAAGAAGTAGGGAGATATATCCTAAGTTCGGTGCAACCTTTAATAAGACAGAAATGATATGGACATTCCCTAGACCAGACCAATACGGTGGAACCGGCTTGGCTAATCAGGGAGCCATGATATTTCTAAGTCATTGCGAGGAAGAAGATAATGTTCACAATTTCGACTCAATGGAAATCAACTTATTTACACCAGATGAAATCACAACTGACACGGAATACATCTACTTATACATTGGATTTACCCGAGTCAGAACCAATGACCCTAACTTGCCTGCTATCATTAGAGCAGCAGGAATGCCTGGTAACATTGGTCACGCGTGGGTTAAAAAGAGATTCGTAAGTCCATACCCTGCCGGTGGTAGAATTATTATCGGTAGAGG